TTTGCATTGCTTCAGCATCAGCTTGTTCTTGACGTTTTTGAGCAATTAATTCTTGTTCGCTTTCTTCGGTTACTGGTGCATAATACCTATCGCTGTTTTTTATCCCCGAAGCAGCCAGGATATCAGCAAGAGTATGCCGGACGTTAGTCATTGTAACTAAACCATTTTCTGGTCCATACTGCTGCCAAACGTTCATTTGCGTTTCTAAAGTAGCTTGTAAAGTTGCGAGTTTTTCTTGCGCCCTACCAGTTCCTAGCCCTACGTTTACAATTAAATCTAAAGATGAGTCCCAAGTTGATGGGTCTACCTCGACGTAATCGCCATTTAATCGCATAATTTCGTTTTTATCTGAGTTTCTTATGATTGTATCAGCTATAAGCTTAAACAGTCTTTTCATTCCGCTTTCAGCTAAATTTCTGCCCATAACCTCCACCTGGGAAGCAGCTCCATCTATGGTTGCCGCTACGGCAGTAGCTGACGCACTTTGCAGCATATCAGCGTCTAGCCCCTGAGAAGCTCTAGTTACACCAGTTTTGCTTTCAACAAGCATATCAAAGTACTGCAATGCGGGTAAGGTCGATCCGGCAGTAAAAGGTATTACTTGCTCTCGAATAGCGCCAGGCTGTTTGACCCTGACTATTCGCCCTATTTCATTGTTAAGCAAATCCTCTATTGAAACGTGTTGCTCGTTAACTTCTAATCCTGGATTGTTTGTTAAGGCTACGTTATCTAAAACGCCTCGCAACATTGCAGTTGCAGCATCTTGATCGTCCATTACTAAATCAACTACTGAGCGACCGAAAAAGGCATGAGGTTCTGGGTCGACCTCAAATATCGCGAAAGGCACATGAGTACATAATTCATAGTCGAGCATTTTATATCCACTGCCCGCCAAGAAAAATTTATAAAGTTGAGGGGCGCCCGCGCCTTCGGCATCTACCTTCATGTAAGCCTCAGTAACTATTATCTTTTTAGACGTTGGGTCTGCGCTTTCATCATCGTCTTCGTCTACTGAGTAGTCCCGCCTAGCAAATTCTGCCGCACTCTCCATAGTAGACATAGTGCCAGTGAGTCCAAACAGGTCGTCTTCCGTATATCCAAGCGCAAGCAAATCGCCCACTGTCATGTCCGTCCTATGACCCGCAACGAAAAAATCCTCTATGCTTCGCGCATTTCTATCTATAAAAAATTCTTCCGGTGGCACAGAAGCCACAGTCAATCCTTTTCTTGGATTTGTTTTGGCAATTTTAAAATCGTAAATAGGAGTTTTTATTTCCGTTCCATCCGGCGAAATTTCAACTTCCTCCGTTATGGTTTGTTCAAGAACTTTTACATCGTCTTGATCAGCTACAAATAAAAATTCTTCCTCGGTTTTATTCAAATAGGTAAAAATTTCACTTTCTTCGGTATTGTCATACATCACCTTCGCAATGCCAACTTGTTTAACCATAGCATCTTGGAATACATCTGATAAAATTTTAAACCCATTATTTTGTTGAAATTTATAATTTGCAAATTTTGACATTTGCTCAGCCATTTCAACGTCATCGGCATTTCTAGGCACAAACTCCACGACGTTTTCAGATGAAAGAAATATTCTTTGCAATGCGGGTTTCATAGCACGCACAACGTCCCGACATTTTGTTGCCACAACTTTTGATCTGCCAGGTTCGTATCCAATATCTACCTCGCCATCAAAATATCTTTGCGATTTAATTCTTTGTTGCGAAATTTCCCCCTCGATAAAGTCAACAGCATCTTGCACTGCTTTTTGCACTATGCCCTCTATCGTTTCTTTATCCATAGGTTCAATTGCCATTTTTTATTCTCCTACTGGTTGACCCGCACCAAACATGCCAGAAGTAAGCTCTGCGGGCATACGTAAAACAGTTTCAGGTTCAATCCCTGTTGTTCCAGCCCTAGACAAACCCGCAACTATGGCACTGCCAAGTTCCCCCAATTTATCCTCTAAAAGCTCATATCTTGCTTCGCTGCTCAAAATTCTTTTAACCATTTCGGCATCCCTGGACAGCATGATTTTAACTACGTCATTATTTTCTTTTGGACTTAAGCCAGGTTGCGTTTTTTGAATAATTTTATTGAGAAGGCGAACAGCACTAACACCTAAACCCCCGCTTGTTGCGGCATCAATAATATCCATTCCCAAACCATCTTTTTTAACAAGGGTTTCGGTAATCGCCGTTGGGCTCATACCTAAAATAGCATTATAGGCTTCGTTGCTTTCTTTAGCATTTGAAAGTCTTCTTACTAATTCATCTATATTTTGGTCTGGGAAAATATCTCGCATTGCTATGCCCATATTCGAGGTATCGTCTAGCAATTTTTTGATTGTTCCCGCTCTGCTATTGCTTTGGAGCTGTTGTTTAATTTTAGACAAAATGCCAAGCCTAAAAGCTTGAGTTGCTTTTTCCCCTTTATCTAAGGCATTTGCAAAATGGAGTGATAACTCGTCTACGTTTGGATCGTTTTTCCAATTCTTTTGAGCCTTGTCAAAGGCTTCGTCAATGGTAGACATTTCACGCCAAGTTGCGCGAGCTTTCTTTGTATCCTCGCTAATATTATCAATAAGACCTCGTAATTTATCCTCTAAGGCATATAAGTTTTTGCTTATTTTTCCTTTGCCCCCATCTGCATAATTCATAGCCATTTCATATAAATTGCTTCGAAGGTCTTCAGCATTTTCTATAGTTAATTCAGCAACACCGTCTTTATTTGGTTTTACGATTATTTTTCCATCTTTTAATTCAAAAGGAAAAGTTGCGCCTCTTGTTCTAAAATCCATTTTAAGATCGTTAAATAATTCAGGAACACGTCCAAAAATTCTTGTCATTTCCAGGAGTATAGGTTGAGGCACTCTTTGCTTGCCCATTGGACTATTGTATAAACCTTTGGCTTTTTCTTTTAACGTGCCAATTTCTTCCATTCTTTTGGTAATAAGGTTTTCATCTGCACTAGCGCCAAGAGTTCTTGATATATAGTCTTTTACTTCTGCTTGATTTATTGCAGGTCTGTCGGTTAACCCCGCTCGTAAAGTTTCAGCAGCCTCGCCACCCAAAGCACGATATTTTCGCATAATATCCCGAACAGTTATATTTTCAGCCAACAATTGCCCTTTTTGGATAAGAAGCATTGCATCGTCAGGCGAAATTCCTCTTTCTTGAGCTATCCTTTGCACTTCTCGCTGAGCAGCCGCAGCAGCTTTTGCCCCAAACGTTTGTCTTGCAAAATCAATAAACGCATCAAAACCTTTTTTAATAACTTTGCCCGCGCCACCTAAAACGCCCCCTATAGCAGCCCCTGACAGGCCGCCAGACGTTGCGTCAGTCATTGTTTCACCAAAATCGCCCTCTGCTTGCCCTGCACCAGTTAACGCGCCTTGTGCGGCTCCTACAGCTGTGCTTCCAACAACAGTATTTGCACCCCTAGTACCAATTACTTTAGCAACTGCATTATTTATTTTTGGAAATTGAGTGAGAATTTTGCTTCCTAAAACCCCTAAAGAAGCACCGCCTGAAGCAAATGCTGCAATAACCGCAGGAGCAACAGCCCCCGCTATTTCAAAACTTGCGCTTTCTACCGGATGCGCTTGTTGATATTTTTCTAAATTCCCTCTTATTTCCTCTAGCACTTTGTAATATTCTTCGCTGTCTTCCCCAATAGTTGACAGGTAAGCTTCTAATTCATCTGCGAAACCAAAGGTAATTCCTTGAGCGAAAGCCCTACCTTTTTGTTTTTTTGGTTTCTCGACAACAGGTAAGTTATTTAATTCTGCGTCCCAGTCTATCTCAGCAACTACTTCGTTCATTGAATATTCCTCTAGTTTGGTTGGGGGCTTATTAAATAAGTATCTTTTTTATCTTGAGGCCAACCGTTCCACATTCTAATCCAAGTTTGATTTAATTCTTGTTGGTCAGCTTCAGAAAGAGGGTCGTCTGGGTTAAGCCCTTTTTTCTGTTTAAATTTTCTTTCTAACGGAGGTGGCATAGGTGGCAAATCAGCGGGGGTTTCAAGTATGACTGGCTCATCGTTTGTATCGTTGTCGCGTTTATCGTCTTCCTCTAATATTTCTCGTATAATTATTTCAGGGTCGGGCATTGGCACTTTATAGAGAAATTCTTTTGGTACTCCTGTGGCATCAGCGAGTCGCTCAGCATCGGCCACCGCCTCTTGAGCAACCTCTTTATAGCGTCCGTAACTTGTTCGGGCGGCTTCCATAATTCTATTGCGAACTTTAGGCGGTAACTTACCGCTTCCGCTAAAAAAGTTTTTAGCCTCTTGGACGAAAGCATTAAATGGACTTCCGGCATTAGAAACCGCTCTCACTTCGCCCTCTCTTGCAACTGATCCAGGATCAAGTATTTTAGCAAAAGCAACAGCTAAACCGTAATCGGTAACCCCTGACGGATTGTCGTATAAGTCTTTAATTCTTAAAAATCCGTCTCTAATTTCTCCAAAAACTTTTGTCCTTTTAACTAAATCAGAATTTATTGATTTTAAGGCAGTAAATTGTTCTTCGGTTAATTTATTTCTTACATCATCACCGTAAATAATTTCTCCGGTATCAATATCTATGAGGTTGCCATTAACTTCTTTTACATTTCGTTTTTTATTAGCTTGAGCATTCCATTGCGTATAAGCCTGTTCAGCACTTAGTGCCCCACTTCTAATAGCTTCAGCAAAAGGTTTACCGCCAGGTTGTTTTTCTAAATAATCAGCAGTTGCGTTATTTCCTATTTCTGATTTAGCCATATCAGCAATTCGCTTGCCAAAGCCTGTTCGTGACATTGTCCCAAACATTTGCCTAACTCTTGGATCAGCAAGAGTATTTAAAAATCCTCGCCCCATCATTCCTTGCGGGGCAACAGGAGCAGCCGTTGATGCGTTTGCACCTGAAGGTATACTCATAATATTTGGTCTGCCTTGAGCTATCTGGTTTGACGTTGGAGTAAATCGTCTATTTGTTGCTTTTTGGTTTAAATCTACCATGCCAAATTCCCCTATTGGGTTGTTAACTGTTTCGCCTTCAGGAACACCAAAAACATGATCGCCTATTCTGTTCCAATTTCCGCCCCTCTGAGCGCCCCAAGTTGGGTTTGCTAAGTCAGGGTTATAATAATGCGTTGCCCCGCCTGTCGGGTCTTCAAAACCGATGCCAAAGGCACTATTAGCCGCTGCATAAGCATCAGCTGACGGCTCTATTGTTTTCATATTTTGACCCTGCGCCCCATTTGCAAAGCCAGTAAAACTATTCCAAGCAGAAAATTGTCCAGGCTTTAAAATTGTTGCCCTTATATTTTCTTTTGACCCCGCTCTGTTTCTTATGACAGAAGCGACTGCAAGCATCCCTTGAAAGCCTTGGTTTCCGGCCTCAGCTTCTAAAGTTCGAGCAAGTAGCTCTGTATCGCTGAGATCATCAACCCACATTTTTTAAAAAAGGTTCCTAAAATAAGACAAGGGTCCACCGCCGGATAAAAACGTGCCAACGCCGCCAAGAACATCAAATAAGCCTGGAGTATCGCCAGTTTCTAAGGTTGATCTTGGTAAATTACCAAACAATCCAATAGCAGTTGCTAAACTACTAGCCGGATATCCCAAACGCTCTAAAACTTGCGCTCTTGCAGCATTTAATAATTGTTGATCTTGAGCCTGAGTTAAATCAGCCATTTGTTGTTGCTGTTGAAGTCCTTGCGTGCCTTGTCCAAACATTTGACTGCCTAAACTTTGCAAATTTTGAGCGCCTCGGGTTCTAAAATTCATATCATTTTGAGCTAAATTTTGAGCAGCATTAAAGCCCTGCAACCTTTGATTTGCTGCCATATTCATTGCATTTCGGTCAAATTCGGCATTGGTCATAGCATCAACTATGCCCGACCGTGAACCGCCATAAGCGTTTGCTCTTTCTGCGGCTGCAGCATTACTATTTATTTGCATTTGTCTTGCGCGTTCATTATCAGCTTGCGCTCGATTTATGACGTCATCAATATATGGGTTCATAAAGCTTTGGTATGCCGTTGGGCTTAGACCCTGAGTCGCCATATTATTAAAAACATTACCGGCTGTTTGTTGTGCATTTTGCACTTTTTGGAAAACGTTATCGCCTATCATTTAAAAGCCTCCGATATATCCTCTGTCATTGTCGGCCTTCCGAAAAGAAGTCCCTGCGGGTCTATTTGCAGATAAATTTCTATCTGCTTGTTCTATTGCTTTAGCAACCATTTGATCGTGAAAACTAGGCTCATTACTATTATTATCATTGCCGCCAGTAACAGTGTTAACGGCATTACTTAATAAATTTCCTATTTGAGCAACTGGTGAAAACTTTGAAACGTCTTCTA